ACTCCAATGGCACCCACCAGCACCAGTTTCCCCAGCACCAGTTGCGGTAACAGTAGGAGAAGGCAAATGTCTAGAACATCGTTTAACATTAAAATGCCACCCCTTTGGATGATAATTTGCACCAGTTAAAACCTTATCAGGGTCTAATGGCATTAGAGCAACGGTATCCTTATAATGAGCAGAGGCTGTCCATTTTTTTACCAAATAATCAAGTTCATTCTGATCATATTCTAATCCTTCAAAAGCCTCTTCCAATGAAATAACCTCACCATTACCTTCTGGAAAAATGCTTGCAATATTCATAAAAGTCAATCCAATACTTGCAGTTATATCTTCTCTTACGGCTATAAAGAAAACGCGTTGACGCGTTTGCGGTACTCCATAATTTACAGAATTCAAAACTTTAGATGATACATCATATCCAATTTTTTCAAATGTATTTTGTATCTTATTATAATACTCTTTAGCTTCACCCATAGTCAGACCAGCTACATTCTCTGCAATAATAACTTTAGGTTTAATATCATTAGCCACTCTTAGAAATTCAAAAAACAAGTCTTCAATATTTTCTACCTTCTTACCATCAGAATAATTTTTAGTAGAACCCCACCCATCAGAATGTTTACCACCCGATTTATGTGAAACAACACCTGCCATAGAAAAAGCAGAACAAGGTGGTGAACCATCAAAAATATCAAGTTCACCTACACCAATACCAGCTGCATCTAGGAAATCCTTACCAGTGAGTTCCTTTATATCGCCGGGTAAAATAACCGTGTCTGGATAGTTCTCAGCATAGGTCTTCTGTGCCTCTTCAACAAACTCGTTGATGACAAGAACCTTACCACCTGCCAGACGGTATCCCGTGGATGATCCACCGCCACCAGCAAAGGTAGAAATGACTTTAAACTTCTCTTGTGCAGATGCATCATATACATCTTGTAACTTATATGGGTAATATTCCATTCGACCAATCCTTACAAATATCCATAACTCTCTTACGATTTCTAAAATTTATCTTCTTATTATTTAGCAAACTTTCAAACACCCTATCTACACCAGAAGCTAATTGTAAATTTAAATGTGGTTTAACACTTCCAAATTTATTGAGTTCTGGAAAAGCATCTCTAATGTGTTGTTTCTGTTTTGGTTTGTTCAATTCATCCCATGTATACTGATAGAAATAATCCTTTACTTTCTTATCCAAGAAAGGATTAATCATTACTTTACCATAGCTTTCTGCTAATGTCAAGTGCCATTTCAACCCAGCAGTTTTTTCTGGTAAAAAATAATCATCCCTAAACTGGTCAAACTTTTCTTTGGGATGTTTGTAATGCATTACTGCTTTTTTACTCACTCCATGATAACCATCAGCACCCCAACCTGTTAACACATATTGTTCTAATATCTTTGGATAAACATACATAAATGGCCACACACACTCGTAGTGTGTTTTCTTCTTACACCCAAGTTCTCTTAATCGAAACCAATCATTTTCTAAATCATTTGTAGGAACTGAAACTCCAGTAAAACTCCACCCCATAATATCTGCGGCTTCTTGAGCTTTCTTATAATCATAAGTCTCATGTGTATCCAAATGAAAAGAATATGAGTTTACAATTTTACCAGCGTCATGTGCAGCCAAAGCACATGACAGTGAATCAACACCGCCGGATAACAAGACGGCAATCTCATTATCTGGCACGCTGTTTCTAATGTGGTCTATTAGAAATTCTTTAACCATACTAAAAAAAATCCTCTAATGACCCTTTACCATAAATGATTTCATCATCATCCGTACCATATTTTTTTCTCATATCAGACCTTAGACCTCTTTTTCTTTCTAGTCTACGATTGTGTAGAAGTTCGTTTTGTCGCCGAAGTTTGTGATATTTTTGGTATGAGTATGAACCATTAGGTTGTAATATCCGACTTCCTACTGGGAAGGAAGTATGTTTTATTACTGAACCTATAGCATATACAGTTTTATTAAAATACTTATCCCAACATCGACCATGCCTGTTTTCAAGAAATTGTTCTTCTAATTTATATACCGCGGAGTCTTTATCTTTAATTGTATCACAAAGTATACCACAATCTCCACGATATATTATTTTACGAGAAATGCCCTCTATTTCTCCTCTTTCAAGTTTCTCCAAAAATTCTTTTCTTTCAGATACGGGTCGGCCTGAATGAGGAACTATGGCTTGAAATTCTTTGTCTGTTGAAGAATGTGTATAATATTTGTCTTTTCCGTTGGTGCTGCCCAAATAATACATTTTTAAATAAGCAACATACCACAAATATATAAAAGGTATCATCCAAAAAAATCCTCTAATGTTCCAACTTCATCGTTTTTCAATATCCAGTTCATCTTATCCGTTATCACACGCAACGGCGCCAAGAAGCTGTCTTCATATTGACTAGTATAGTCAACCATCGGTAAAATGTCAAGTTCCTTTGGTATCTTTGTCATAAAAGAAAACGCAGAAGCTTGATAGATATTGTCTTTGAGGTTTACAAATTTCACCTTGTCTCCTTCTTGAATAGAAACGTACTTATTGCCAAGTTTGTTCTCATCTACAAGATGGTTGTACAGTATTGCACCTTTAACATGCTTGGGTGCGCCGAGTGCAAATAAACGATCTGTTCCACGAAACTTCTTCAACCCATTACAGGAGCGGGGATAGGCAATATCTTCTGCTGGCAATGACATGAACTCCTCACGAAAATCTTGTATAAAGGTATTTAGCAGTTTCTCATCACCGTCCATAATGATTTTTATAGCTTGTTTAAGTTTCTCCCGACATGGTGCAGGGGTCGAGCTCTTCACACTTTCTAATCCCATAATCTTGAGTTTAGGTTCCTTAAACCGCACACCTTCCATGTCATGGACGTTTAGTATATATCGTTTTTTTGCGGTCCAGATTCCCTTATCAGCGAGAACTTCTCTTGACATAGCCATTTTATTTTCATATGCGTTGGTTACTTTGGCAAGAGCTTGATAAGATTTATTAATAAAAGGTTCCAACTTCTCTTTTGCAACCTTATCCAAGAAGTTGACAATAGTATTAGTGTCTGTTCCCTCTGGATACACCTTACTAACCAGAGCGTCAAAAGTGATATATACCGAATCTGTATCGCTTGCAATAACGTAATCCACGTCCTTCGTTTCCAAGATTTTGTTAAGATAAATATTGAGACTTTTCTCAATCCAACGAATAGATAACTGGCCACTCGTTGTAATTGCAGTAGCGACCAACAGATCGAAATACCTAAACCAATTATTCCCAATAGCACCATACGCGGAATTAAGAGAAATCTTCTTTGCCATTTGGATGTTGTTGTATCTCGCAATATCTTTGAGTAGAGACTTTTCCCCAGTGTTTTCATACTCCTGTTGAGCCTCGAGCATACGTCTTTTATATTTGACACGATCATTATACATGCCCTCCATTAATTCGGGTAAAAACCCTCGTTTGTCCTTGCTAAAGAAAGCACCGTTGGGTGTCATACAATACTCAGTGTCATTCTTAACCTTGCCATCTAGTATTTTATCAACCATTCCCTCTACAGGTTTGCTATCGCCATTCACCAGTGTCTCTGGAGAGATGTTGTATTGCATAATTAGATGGGGATATAGAGAGTTCAAGTCAAACGACATAACCCATTTGTGCATACCGACCTGTGGGTCTTTCACATAGGCACCCTCAAACTTTTCGACCTTCTTCTTCTCTGACTTTTGAGGAATTACAAGTTTTCTTTCTCGCAGATAGTTGTAAATAAGAATATCCCAGTATCGTACTGTGCCAAGCACATCCGTAAAGTTGACCTTTGCATCATACGCCATTGTCAATGCAAGTTCAATCAGCTTCATCTTGTCTTCAAGACGATCAACAATCTCCACATCTTGAATGTTGTACTCAATGAATGACTGATAATCTTTGGTATACCACTCACGAAATGTCTCGTATGGATTACCGGCTTTGCGTTCACCCAGCTCCACAAATGCAATGTGGTCAAGGCGATATGATTCCTGATTGGTGTATGTGAACTTGCGATACAGGTCAAAGTAATCTAATGCAGCAATGCCATCCAGTGTGTATATCTGATGAGTGCGCCCCATCTGATATACCTCGCGGGAAAATACATTTCTCCACGGGGAAAGACGTTTAGTCTCTTCCTCATCAAATACATTACGAATACGATTAACCAGATAGGGAATATCAAAAAACTCAGTATTCCAGCCAGTGATAATATCAGGAGTGTGGCGCTCCCAGAAAATGAGAAACTCTTTTAGAAGATGCACTTCACTTTCACACTGGACATAAGTTATATCCTCACGATCAGTGACGAATTCACCAATGCCCCAGACAACGATGCGTTTGGTCTGATGGTTCTTGATGGTGATTGATAGCATCGGTTCTGCGGCATCTTCTGGCTTGGGAAATCCGTTCTCGCACTCAACCTCAATATCGATGGTGACCATGAGCATCTGATCCAAGTCCCAATCAACGCGATCAGGATACTCATCAGCAATCCAGCAATAGGGATACTGCGTGTTGCCGTAGATTATATCTTGGTTTTCACGACTAGCAACCCAGGCCTTGGCTTCCTTAATGGAATCAAACTTGTGAGGTATAACACTCTTACCGTCCAGCGTTTTGTATCCAGTTTCCTCACGGGTCTTAACTAGATCAAAAAGTGTGGGTTCATATTTGACTCTGCGAGTCGTGCGCTCTCCATTCCTGACCTCACGGACAAGAATGGAGTTTCCATATTGCAGGACGTTTGTGTAGAAGTTCATTCTAAGAGTATATCAGGTTTCTGTAGATTTGTCAAGGATTATTTTAATCTATTTCGTCTGTTGAATCGCCCTTTTCTGACCAATCAGACAAAACAAATTTACGATTTGGATTTACTGAAACTTTAAATCGTGTCAGTAAATCTCTATTGATGAGAAATGTACTTGCAGCATCTTCAGTTTGGAGCCCGACAGGAATATCAATATAAAGCATATTATTGAATTTAATATTGACATGTACTATGGGGCGGTCAGCAATCTTACCAATATGAACTGGTTTAGATATGCCCTGCAACTTACTGGTAAATTTCTTTCCGTCTCTTTCCCACTTGACAGTTTTACCATCTACATCAATCTTATCTACAATTAACATGGAGGCCCTTGTTCCATTACCAGTATCAAACTTAGCCCGGATAGGGCCATAACCTTCAATTTCTACTGTTTCGTGGTATCCAGCCTCTTGATTGAAATCAAATCGTCTATGTAGAGGATTCTGTAAATATTCAATCACATATTTTATGATATCTTCTTCTTTTGTGGGAACTTGGGGTACTTGCGTAATATCATAATTCTGGAAGTTTGAACCGAGCCCGGGAGAACCATTAACTTCCAGAATGTATGTATTCCCACTTACAATAGCATGATCAACGCCGCACATATAAGCACCTGTTGCTCTTGCAGCTGCAATGATCTCTCTCTTTTCCATATCACTCAATGTGTAAGGTTCAGTGGTTGCGCCCAAATGTCTATTAGAACGAAAATCTTTTTCTGGTTTAATTCTCTTGGTTGATGCAACAAT